AAACAGTCATACAGCATAGACGACAAGAAACTGAAAGCTGAAATGCCGGAAGTTTACGAGACCTATAAAAAGCCGAGAAAGCAGAGCAGGCGCTTTACGATATCAAAACCGAAGGAGGATAAGGAATGAGTGAAGTCAAAAACAAACTCGCTGCAAAAGCAAACGGCGGTGTTCAGAAGGCACAGCCGAAATCAATAAAGGAATGGATCGTGGCGATGAAGCCACAGATCGAAAAGGCTCTTCCATCAGTCATCACTGCCGACCGTTTTAGCAGGATGGCGCTGACGGCAGTATCGACAAATCCGGAGCTCGGGAATTGTACTCCCGAAAGCTTCTGCGGGGCCATGATGCAGGCTGCGCAGTTGGGGCTGGAGCCAAACACCCCATTAGGGCAGGCCTACCTGATTCCTTACCGGAACAATAAGAAGGGCGGTGTGATGGAGGCCCAGTTCCAGCTTGGATACAAGGGACTGATCGGATTGGCTCACCGCTCAGGAGAATTTAAGAACATCGAAGCTCACACTGTTTTCGAGGGCGACGATTTCGAGTATGAGTACGGTCTGGAACCAAAACTGTATCACAAGCCGGCTCTTACAAACAGAGGAGAACCAATCGCATATTATGCTGTCTATAACCTGACAAATGGAGGGTTCGGATTTGAGGTCATGAGCCGCGAAGATGTCGCAGCGCATAGAAAGAAGTATTCGAAAGCAAGGTTTTCTCCTTGGGATACTGCTTTTGATGAAATGGCAAAAAAGACGGTTCTCAAAAAGGTACTCAAATACGCCCCTATTTCTGTGGAATTTCAGAAGGGGCTCCAGGCTGATGAAACGATCAAAACTGAGATTGCAGAGGATATGGTTGATATTCCGGCACAGGAAGTCGAAATCGAAGTAATCGACGAAGAAACGGGTGAGGTAAATGAATAGCGTTGTACTGATCGGCAGACTCACGAAAGATCCAGAACTCAGATACACACAGTCGAATATGGCTGTGTGTACCTTCACCCTCGCGGTAGACAGGCCATACTCGAAAAACCGTCGCGATGGGGATCAGACCGCCGACTTTATCCGGATTAAGGCCTTCGGAGCACAGGGCGAAAACTGTGATAAGTATCTGTGCAAAGGCAGGAAGACGGCAGTCCAGGGACGGATCCAGACCGGGTCCTACGAAAACAAAAACGGAGACAGGGTCTACACGACGGATGTTATTGCAAGTCGTGTCGAATTCCTGGAATACAAAGACGGCAACAATGGAAAAAGTTACACCAACATGAACGGCGAAACAGTCACTCGGACTGATTGGCAGAGGAATCAGAATTCTCCGCCACAGGAGCCGCAGCAATACCAAGTCGAGATGGACGAGGATATCCCTGACGGGTACATGATGGTGGATGAGGATGATGTTCCGTTCTAGGTGATGATATGACAGACGATAGGTATTCAAACAAGCTTAGGGCTTCATTCGTGTTATACACACGCCAGAGGGCTGTCATCAAATCGCTGTCAGACGCACAAAAGGGCAGACTGCTTTCTGCCTTAATGGACTACGTCGGAGACGGAGTTGAACCGACTCTTGATGCTGTGGAAACGATTGCTTTCAACGTGATTCGCGAACAGATCGACTTCGATAAGTCGAAGTACATTAGACGGTGCAAAATCAATGAAGAGAACGGGAAAAAAGGCGGACGTCCTCGGAAAGCGACTGAAACCGAAAATAACCGTTCGGTTTTTTCGGAAACCGAAACGAACCGAAACGAACCGAAAAAACCCGATACTGATACTGATACTGATACTGATACTGATACTGATACTGATACTGATACTGATACTGATACTGATACTGATACTGATATATATATAGACGTTCCAGCAGACAAGAAAAAGGTGAAGGAGGTCAAGCATCGGTACGGCGAATATAACAATGTGCTTTTGACGGATAGAGAGTTTGACAAGCTTCATACCGAATATGGAGATGAGCTCGCAGAAAAAATGATTCAAGAGCTTTCTGGATATATTTCGTCGAAAGGAGCGAAGTACAGCTCACATTATGCGACTATCAGGAATTGGATCCGACGCGATCGTGAGAAAAACAGCAAACAGCAGCAGAAGTCCGCGACAGATGCCAACCCGTTTCTTGGCATGTTGATCGATATGGAAGGAAGTGGATAAATGACGGCTCAGGAAACACTGAAAATTATGTCTTTGATCAAAACTGCATATCCGAGGTTTAGCGACGGGGTGGACTCAAAGGCTATGGCGAGACTGTGGAATGAAATGCTCAATGATCTTGATTATGTGCAGACTCAGATTGTGCTGAAAAGGTGGATCGCAACTGAAAAGTGGCCGCCTTCAATCGCAGAAATCAGAAGTATGGCTGCTGATTTAAACAGCGACACGATAGGGGACTGGACCGAAGGATGGGATCAGGTCACGAGAGCCGTCAGCAAATACGGATATTGGTCTGAGAGCGAGGCCCTTTGTTCGATGGACGATGTTACAAGGGATTGTGTAAAGGCTATTGGCTGGCAGAACATCTGCCAGTCAACTGAGATCGGTGTCGAACGAGGACACTTCCGCACAATGTATGAGCAGAGAAAGAACAATATCAAAAAGGCCGAAGCTATCCCTGCTGCACTTAAGACACCGGTTGAGAGATTGCTGACGGAGTTGGACCACAATAACAAACTCACAGGATGAGGAGCAAGAATGAGCGGAATTTTTGAGGACGATGTTGCCATGATGGTCTTTGTCACCATGGCCGACATAGATGACCGCTGGACAAAAGAAATGTCCGAGCAGGAGAAACAGCGCTACTACAAGGAGATAATCAGGAGGCTGCAGAAGCGGCTCCCGAAGGAAGAAAAGGAAGATGTTTAATGGGAAAAGGTATGAGGGCCGGCAGGATTCCGAAGGCCGATAAAGACCTTAGAAAGCTGGAGCGTGCCGTTGACGAGTACGCCCAGCGCGTTGAAAGGAGGATCGTCCGCAACGCGAAAGACAGTATTGCGGACGACATTATCGAGGAGCTCACGTACCGGCATAACGTAGACATGATCGCTGTTATGTTTGCTCTTCGGGATGAATTCGGCTTTGGGAGGTCCAGGCTGATCCGGACGATGAAGAAAACCATGGATCACTCAGAGAGAATGCTGCAGGATCACGCGGATGTGGATGTTATGCTCGGAGTCCTGAAAGAAGAGACGGGACTCCGGGAGGAGGAACTGATCTGGGATGTGGAGGTGGAAGCGTGAACAATCGGAAATATATTGACTCTGATACATTTTTAAACGATATCGAAACTATCGTCAACGCACGGAGCTACATAACGAACCACTTTATCGCGTCGGAAGAATGTGGTGAGTTAACACAAGCCATATCGAAAATGGTGCGGTATATCGATGGGCGAGTGGATGACGGCGACAGGAAAAAAGACGATGCCGGAATGTACATGAAGCTAGCAGATCACATTCTTGAAGAGGCTGCGGATGTACTTATCTGCATTTACACGCTGATGAAAGTCTATGGATTCAACTCGGATGACCTTGACGATCAGGTCAAGTGGAGAATGCGGAGGAACCTGGAGAGGATCGGAAAGGAAGTGGAGTGATATGGAGTTTGCAGTTAGTGTAGTACTTTGCGTAATGCTTGCGGTTGATGGTGTGTTGATGGCTATTTCGCTGATGAGGAATAATAAATGAAACTGATTGATTTATATCCATATCTGACAATTGGACAGAAATTGCATGTGAGACTGCCGATAGACACCGGAACAGAAGAATCTTTTAAAGTGGTGGTTATGAAAGATCAAAGGTTTGGCGAGTGGCGAGAAGAATACGGTGACTGGTTGGAAATGCTTGATCTGGAAATAGATAATATTTTTGCTGGCAATGACAATCTGATGATTACCTGCAAGCCGAAATCACTTCTGCATGAGTAGAGGGAAGAAGATGATGCGATTGAAGCGTGGAACCGGAGGGCGAACGATGAAACCACTTGAAGCATGGTCGTTAATCTCTCAGCAAATCGAGGAACTTAATAGACTACGGAAGGCGTACTATCCTTATTCTAGAGGTTATTCGGATCGTGAAATCACTGCTCAGGTTATGGCCTTTGAAGCGCTGCGAAGGATGGAGGAAGAGAGCGAAAATGACACCTGAAAGGCAAAAGGCAATTAACGAATGGTTGTCCACACACTGCCAGAAATGTGCGGAGAATGATGATAGAGGGACGGATTATGTTAATTGTCAGGCAGAATGCGAAGTGCAGAAAGATGTAGGGATAGCATGTATCCACTATGAAGAATACTACGATCAGGAGGGCGAGTGATGGAAGAATTGAGAGAACCAACAGAAGTGGAACGTAAGCAGGACATAAAGTTTTTAACGCATATCCTTTTTGAAATCAGGGATTACGCCATATCAGCAGGGCAAGAACCGGATGAAACATTGAAAGCAACTGCGGAATGGATTTTGGCGTTACTCAAGGTTGCGACATTCAACGGCGGGGAAGAAGGCGAAGATGATGATAGCGATTAAGAATATAAAAATGCCATTAAATTGTGAAGAGTGTTTTGCACGGATATTGGCGTGGTGTCTATTGGATGAAGAGGAAAGAACGGTTGTTCCGGCGCTTCTTGACGAGTCATTTGAAGGAAGACCGGAGTGGTGTCCGATGGTTGAGGTTCCCGACATGAATGTCGGGAAGTGTTCGGAAATTCCGAACAACTCAGATTCTGTCAGCATACTGGCGGCGGTTGAAGCAATAGCAAATCAATCAAGATTTTCCGCAGAAGAGATTATAAATATTTGTGATAAAAGTGTACAAGATGAAAACGGGTGGCTTGGTGGATTAAAAGAAGCTATTCAGGCTGTAATAGAATTGCCATCCGTACAGTCAGAACAGCGATACACCGAGGAAGAGCTAAGTGTATTCCGACACGGTATATCACTTAGCCTGTTGTCAAAACGGTCAGCTCAGCATTGGCATTATAAAGAGGACACGGCTACAGAGATTAAGTTCCTTGAACGGCTTTATAAGAAGGTTGACGCAGATATGAGAGGAGAACAAGATGGGCTGGACAAATAAAGGCGAAAAGATTGCATATTTCATTGAAAAAGAGTGTGGGGCAATTGATTTTATGGACTGGCTTGAAGATAGGGAGATAAGTGAAACTGACTGGGATAAATTCATGGAAGCTGGGAAGCGTGCTTTCTCAGAAGGTGAGCAGGATGATGAAATGGGAAGCTGAAGAAAAAGGATATGACTGTAACGACTGTTTCTTGTCAATGCAGAACTGCCATGATATGTCCATCTGTTGTGAAGATGAAACCGGACTTTGTGACTGGTTTGAAGAGGTTGGTGAGCAGGAATGAATGACGAAATAATGATCATGTTTGATGATGACGGAAAAGCAAGAGAATACATTGATGATTTTGATATTACCATCCACTGCGAGTCAGCAGAGGAACAGGCAAAGGCGATGAAACTGCTGAAGGCGAAAACAAAACTCCAGTGGGTGCCAGTAACGGATGGAGACGAATGGAAACCGACACTGGATGAAGATGGATACAGTGACTATATCTTTTTGTCTTTCGACAATGCGTTTTTTCCCTGCATCGGGCAGTACAGGGAAAACGAAGAGGGCGGCGCGTTCTACGGCGAGGATGACGACGAACCACTGACAAAGATAGGTTTGTTCGTTAACGCCTGGATGCCGCTGCCGGATCCGTATCGGGAGGAATAGAAATGGCATGGCCGGATAAAGACTTCAAATATGGTAAGTGGGAAAAGGCCGTGGACAACGACATCGAGATGCTGAGATGTCCGGCTTGCAAATGTCAGGTATTCAGAAAAGACTATGAAAGCGCAATCGGGGAGAAAGGAATTCGATTCTGCCCGTATTGCGGGAAAGATATGTGGAGCGAGCAGGAATGACAGAATGCACATTGCATAACCTTCTTACTTCATGTCAATATCCGCAAGTATTCTGGATTTACAGAAGCAACAATTACGATCAGAACCTCTTGTTGGCAAAAGGCACGAAGGAAGAAATGTTTCAAGATGATGAAGCGAGCTTCGACTTGATAGACCATATCAATGACGTGGTGGAATACTGGACCATTCGAGAAGATGGTGCGATGTTCGTCAGGTTGCGTGCTCAAGAAAGAGTAGAGGATTTGTATTCTGAAGATTATGTAAAGAAATGGAATCACAATCCACACAGCAGACCGTGGCTTTACTCTGCGGAAATGGATGATTTCACGCATACGATTCACGGAAGTTCAGAGTACATGCATCCATATGGTGACCCGTTAGAGGTTCATTTTTGGGACAAGCGAGGTGAGCAGGAATGAAGATAGTAATTGTGTTTAACAATGGGTTCCAACTTCCTATTACTTGCGAGGAATTTACCTTAAACACAAACGTTTTGGGGGAAGCAACAGAATACAAAATAAAAGGAATAACTGATAATAAGCCCATATATTTCGATCTTAATAATGTGATGTGCATTTATCGCGCTATGGAACATGAAAAAGGCGGTGAACAAGATGAGTGAATCTTGCGGATACGTGTATGATGGCAGTGAAGAATACATCTTTGCAAACAACAGGTCGGTGTGGGGGGATCCGTTCTGTCCACACTGCGGACAGGAACTTGAATGGAAGTGGGATTGACATGAACAGCAGGACAAAAGGAAAGACCGGCGAGCTGGAACTGGCGAGGATCCTCCGGGAGCATGGATATCAGAGCAGGCGCGGGCAACAGTACTGCGGAACCAGCGGAGACGCTGATGTGGTCGGTATCCCTGGCGTCCATATCGAGGTAAAAAGGGTCGAGAAACTCAATATCGAAAAGGCAATGGAGCAGAGCCGATCGGACGCGCGACAGGGAGAAATCCCGATCGTAGCGCACCGAAAGAACAGAAAGCCGTGGCTGGTTACCATGGATCTTGAGGATTTCCTGGAATTATATCAACAGGCGTCTTTGTAGGAGGGAATTGGAATGAGCGAAAAGCTGTTAAATACGGATCAGGCTGCAGAAATGTACAAAGTCAGCCGCTACACAGTAAACTCTTGGATCAACAAAGGGTGGCTGAAAGCAGAAAAGGGAAAAGACGGCAGATGGTACATGACAGAAAGCGATCTCAGACAGGCAAAGAAGTACATGGAGTCAAGACCCAAAATAAAGGACGCGGGAAAAGAACTCCTGAAAGGCGACCCGGTCCTTATGCTTGTGAAGGCGATTGTACAAGACGCATTACTCGGATACCGTGACTGCCTTAATAAAGGACTTTCTCCTTACGCGCATGAAGCGTATCTCAGAAGCAAAGATTTTTCAGTTCTCACTGGTGGACTGGTCGATCCTGAGGAACTGATCCGGAGAATGAGAGCAAAATATGCACGGTGACAACAGGAGAGATCAATGATTGTGAGACGTGAAACAAAGATAAGGCACTGGAAGTCTTTGAAGCAACCAGACGGGGCGATGGATGACTTTTATCGATGTGATCGGTGTGGTAAGGTTGGCCGACTGAGCTTGTTTGCAGGTATGGATTATTGTCCGAAATGTGGCCGACTGGTCGTTGATGTGATGAAACAAGGCGGTGATCTGTATGAGGGGTAGACTCTTTACACGTGCGTTTGTTAAAGTCAAGTATGATGGACAATTGAAGTCCTATACAGATCGCATTATGATCCCGGACGATCAGAGAGTTGTGATCAACACCATGGATATGGAGCTCCTTTGTAACTGCTCAAATTGCAGCAAGGAGGTTAAGTATGGCGATACATGGTCATCGAGAGAGTGGTATGATGAATCCGGCATCTGGGCGCTTCCTGTTTGCAGAGACTGTCACGAGAAAGAAATGAGGGATGCCCTCAATGACCATTAAGAAATTAAAACAGATGTTGAGGGATGTGAGGGCGAACCGGATTGAACTCAGAGAATTAGAGGAAAAGAGAGAGGCGATCCGTTGTCGTGCGGAAAGGACGACGCCGACTCTGACTGGAATGCCGGGAGCTCATGACACGGGAGACAGAATTGGGAGTTATGTTTCAGAGATGTCCGAGTTGATGAACATGTTGGACGGCAGGCTTCGTGAGTTGACAGAGCGTGAATGCATGGTCATCAGATTGATCAACAAGATGGACACGGGATTATACAGAACTATATTGTTGATCTATTACATAACCGGACCGGTCGCCTGCACATGGGAGTACGTTGCAGAGCAAATACATTATAGCGTGGACTGGACCATGAGCCTACACGGAAGAGCTCTACAGGAACTGCTTGCTGTTGTAAACCGTGAGAAGACCACACAATAAAACAGTATGAGTCGTGATATTATAGTACTGAAGAAGTGCGTCAATATCGATTCGATTATGTACACCTCCGAACGGTAATTGGACTTGAGAGGAGCCCAGGAAGATTCCTGGGCTTTTCGCGTTATGGATTGATATGTGCCGTCGTGCGACGGCGTCTCAGCTACATGTGACCAACATGGCGCGTGCAAGACGGCACTTTACCCAGGGCTCTTGTGGTGCAAAAACTGCAAGGGCCTTTTGGAATTCAGGTGATAGTATGAAACGATCCTGTAAATATTGTGGGCGTATACACAAACTCGGATATGTATGTCCGCAGAAACCAAAGCTGCACGGAGAACATCACGACGATACCATCAGACAGTTTCGGGCATCAGGTACATGGACGCGGATCCGTGCTGAGATACTAGAGCGTGATGGGTATCGTTGTCGAGTATGTGAGGCGCGGCACGAACCACGACGCTACAATCCAAAGCGGTTGAGTGTACATCACATCGTGCCGCTTGCTGATGACATGAGCAGAGCAGAGGATGCTGGCAACCTGATCACGTTATGCGACAAGCATCACGGTCAGGCAGACCGCGGAGAAATTTCAAAAAATTTTTTATTCGGTTTGATCCCCCCGGGGGTCGAGTTGGAAATTTTTGAAAACTCGATTTGACCGCATCCCCCCTCTCTTTTTTAAATTAATGCCAGAAAAAGGCAATATTTGGAAGTTGATAGACGGAGGTGAGACGATGGGAAGATCTGCAAAGCCGCCACAGGCCGCGACCGGCAAAATCGGAAAAGAAGAAAAGGCTCAGCGTCTTGCCATTGAGTCGGCAGTGCGTGGAGCAGACGATAAGCTCGACGCTCCGGACTGGCTGAGCGATGAGGAGAAGGAAGTTTATAATTTTGTCCTGAATGAGCTGAAGGACATCCGGATCCTGTCGAATGTCGATTACTATACACTGGAGCGCTTTGCCTCTGCGGTTGTCCATCTGCGGCACATTGAGGCAAATGTTCGCAAGAATGGGATCGGAGTCCTGGACAAGCAGACGCTGTCCATAAAGACCTCATACCTGAAGGATTTCGACGCAGGGGTAAAGGAATTGGCACTGTCTCCGCAGGCAAGGGCGAAAATCGGGACTCTGACGATCGCGGCGGCAAAGGAAAAGACGGATCCTGTTGTTAATCTGTTGGAGATGGTTGGATCATGAAGAATCATCCATCATACATTTACGCCCAGCAGGTCACACAGAAGAAAGTCGATGCTCCGCGATACGTGATAAAACAGTGCCGGCAGTTCCTGAAGATCGCAAACAACCGGAATAAACACTGCAAAATCTCCGAGGAGCGCCTGAATTTGGTCGACGGTTTCCTGCAGCTGATGATCATGCCGAAAGGGATGGCGCAGGGAAAGACGATTGCAGAGGCAATGTCCGGCTTTCAGTACCTGTTTATTGTGGCGATTCTCTGCACGGTTTATAAAAAACAGCCTGATAAACGGCGATATGAGACGGCACTTCTGGAGATTTCCCGAAAAAACGGGAAAACATTCCTGATTGCCGTTATTTTTATACTTTTGCTCTTTATTGAACCACGGTTTTCAAAACTGTATTCCGTTGCCCCGGATGGATCACTGTCCAGGGAGGTAAAGGTCGCAATCAATGAGATTATCACCTGTAGTCCTGCCCTGGAGGGCAAATTTAAGATCAGGAACACAGATGTGGAATGCAAACTGAATAAAAATCAGTTTATCCCGTTGAATTACTCGAATAGCCGTTTGGATGGCAGACAGCCGAATGTATTTTTGGTTGATGAAGTTGGTGCTCTGCCGAATAACTACGCAATCGAGGCCATGCAGTCGGGACAATTGACAGTATTTAACAAATTAGGATGCATAATCAGCACGAAGTACCCGACGATTAATAATCCTTTTGAGGGTGAGGTCGAGATCGCGAAAAGTGAGTTGGACCACAATGCAGACGAAACGACCACTTTTGCACTGCTATACGAACCTGATGATAAGAAAAACTGGATGCGAAACGATCGGATCCTGAAGCAGGCGAATCCTCTTGCACTGGACGTCCCGGAGATCTGGGACAGTCTGCTGAAAAAGCGAAAGGCGGCGATCCTGAGCCCGGCCAAAAGGGAAAATTTCGTCACGAAGCACTGTAATATCATTTATTCAGGCATCGGAACGAATACCTATATCCCTGTTGACGCCCTGCAGAAGTGCAGGATAGATGAAATAGACTGGGAGGGCCGTGACGTCTGGATTGGCGTCGACCTGTCTATCACCACGGATAACACAGCGGTTGCTATGGTAGCAGAGGAAGACGGTATCATCTATGGTCATGTGATGTGCTTTGTTCCGGAAGGCCGGATCGAAGAGAAGACCATGGAGGAGAAAATCGATTATTACACGCTGGAAAAAGAGGGATATTGCGTAGCGTGTGGCGACCAGACGATTGATTACAAGGTCGTTGAGGATTATGTTTCTGCCCTGGGAGAATCTTTGGGTGTGAACGTGATCGGGATCGGATATGACAGATATAATGCCTTGTCTTCTGCGCAGAAATGGGAATCTGAGGGTTATGACTGCATAATCATCCGGCAACATTCTGATACTCTGCATCCGGCCACGAAGCTCCTGAAGGAGAAGATTCTCAACAGGGAATTTCGATACGTAGACAATAAGCTTTTAGAGATAAATTTCCAGAATGCCCGCTGTACAGAGGATACAAACCGGAATCTGTACGTAAACAAGAAGAAATCAAACGGCAAGGTCGATATGGTTATATCGCTGATCAATGCCGTTTTTTTAATGCAACAGGACGTCATTTTTGATGCTGAAGAAGACTTCGGCGCCCAGATGCTTTAGAGGGAGGTGAGACGATGAAAAGAGAAGACGAAAACACGGCAACGATTGTAGCGGATGAGACCTTTGAGGAAACGCTGAAAAGGTTAACGAGTGACAGTCTGATCACGGATGAGGATGCACTGAGCATTTCAACTGTAATGGCGTGTGTTGAGCTGATCAGCAGCACCGTCGCCGGCCTCCCGATCAAAATTTACAGGTCCGCAGACGGAGAAACTGAGGAGCTACTCGACGATTACAGACTCAGCCTCCTGAATGACGAAACTGGGGATTTACTCGACGCATATCAATGGAAGCGGGCAATTGTAAGAGATTATCTGATAGATGGGAACGGTTACACATATGTAAATACGTCCGGCACGAAGATAAAATCATTGCATTATGTCGATCAGCGCAGTGTGTCGGCCATGATGAACGCGGATCCGATCTTTAAATCCTGTGTCTTCCTGATAAACGGAAAGCAGTACAGAGATTTTGAGATCATGAGGATTTTGAGAGACACAAAAAACGGCTGTACAGGTATTGGAATCGTCGAGGAAGCAAATCGGCCATTATCGATCATGCTGGACGGTCTGCTATATGAGCGGTCCCTGTTCCGGACCGGAGCGCGAAAAGGCTTCTTGAAGTCTGCAAAAAGACTGTCAGAGACGGCCATGCAGACGTTGACGAAGGCGATCAAGCGGTTGTTTTCCAACGACGGCGACTCTGTCGTTGTCCTGAACTCCGGAATTGAGTACCAGGCCGCAGGACAGACCGCGGTTGAGACTCAACTCAACGAGATGAAAGAGACGAACTCTGAAGAGGTATGCAGGATGTTTGGAATCTCTCCGAGGATCCTGACCGGCGGCGCGACAGAAGAAGACGTCAGGTCGTCCATGCGATTCGGGATTGTCCCGATCGTGAACGCGCTGGAAACTGCTCTGAACAGATTCTGCTTATTAGAATCAGAAAAAGGAACGGTATCCATTCGGATCGATCGCGATGAGATCCTGCAGGCTTCTGTGCTGCAGAGGTATCAGGCTTACGAAATCGCAAAACGCAACGGCCTGTTGACAACAGATGAGATCAGAGAGGCAGAGGATTATAAGCCTCTCGGAATCGACTTCATCAATCTCGGTCTCGATTCGGTTCTCTATCATCCGGGGACCGGTCAGATATATACACCAAATACCGATTCTTTAACGACGATGGGAAAGGAGGTAAAAAATGGCGATGAAACTGGAGATTAGATCAGACAATTCGGTCAGATTGACCGGATACGTCAACGTCACGGGTAGAGACTCGCGTCCGATCCCGTCGCCGCATGGATCTTTTATCGAGCAGGTCGTGCCAGGGACTTTCAAAAAGGCGCTATCCGCGAATCCTAACGTGGAAATGCGATTTAACCACGGCAGGAAAGTCTGTGATCAGGAAAACGGCCTGACATTGCGTGAGGATGACATTGGACTGTATGCCGATGCGACTTTTTTCGATGAAGAAATCGCAGAAAAAGGGCGCCGCAACGAACTGCGCGGATGGTCTTTCGGGTTCCATGTCAAGGCTGATCATTGGGACGAATCGGGAAAGCGATATCTAGACGACATCGACTTGCGTGAGGTAAGCATCCTCGATAAAACGCCTGCATACATTGCAACGTCAGTGGAAATGCGTGATGGCGAATACGTGGAATACCGTGATGGCGGCGAAAGTGCAGGGGAAACAACTGACCCGCCTGAAGTCGATGATTCCGGAGGATCAGAGTCTGACACTACGGAAACCGGCGGCCAGACTCCTGACGATACAGAAGCGGGAGAATCTGGATCTGGAGACGACAGCCAGGAAGATCAGCAGCTTGAGGAAGTTGTTGTTCAGGCAAAAGCACTGTATAACTATCTGAAATATAAAATGAAACTACAAGGAGTTTGAAAATGAAAGCTTTACTTGAAAAAAGAAATCTGTATCTTGAAGAGCTGAAAGGCCTTGCAGATGCTACAGAAGCAATAGACAAGAATCGTATCGATGAACTGAGAACATTAATCGAGGAAGTTGATTCCCAGATTGAAGCAAAGAGATTGCTCGAAGAAGAAGAACAGCGCGACTTTAAGCCTGCAGAAAAAGAAGATGATGAAAATGCAGAGGAAATGAGGGCGTTTGCTGATTATCTGAGAGGTGTTCCTGGTGCAGAAACGCGTGCAAACTGGACAATCTCTGCAAATGGGGCAGTTCTTCCGACCACAATTGCAAATAAGATCATTGATAAAGTTCACGAAATCGCGCCGATTATTGCGATGGCGTCAACTTTCAAGAGCAAAGGTGATCTTGTTTTCCCGGTTTATGACGATACGACAGAGATTACAGCAAACTATGCGACGGAGTTTACTGCTCTTTCCAGCACTGCTGCTGCATTTTCTAAGGTTACACTCGGAGGTCACCTTTTTGGTGCTCTGACAAAAGTATCAAGATCACTGATCAACAACGCTGCTGTTGATGTTGCAGGATTTGTAATCGACAAACTTGCCTTTGCGATGGCAGACTTCCTCCGTGGCGAACTGATCGCGGGAACTGGGGCAACCGGTCATTTTACTGGATTAACCACATCCTCAAATACTGTTTCCGCATCGGCTTCCGCTGTCACAGCAGACAATATTATGGAGACATATTTTGCTGTTCCGCAGCCTCTTCAGGCAAACGCTGTGTGGGTAATGAACAGAACAACTCTGTTAGCCCTGAAGAAACTCAAGGCGACAACAAATGAGTATCTGCTTCAGCTTGATCTCACAGCTCCTATGGGCTACACAATCCTCGGAAAGCCAATTTATGTCGATGAAAAGATCGATAATATCGGCGCAAGCAAAAAATCTATCATTTACGGCGATCTGTCCGGCCTCTACGTTAATAGCCATGAGGATATTGCTCTGCAGCCTCTGCTTGAAAAGTATGCTGATGAGCACGCTGTTGGATATGTTGCATGGGCTGAGATGGATTCCAAAATTGTAGAACCTCAGAAGTTTGCGGTTGTTGCTCACGCGGCATCATGACAGAACTGACGGCTATCGATCTGAAGGATTATCTGCGTGAGGATGAGAGCTCTATGACGCTGACTGCCGTGCTGGGCGCGGCGAAACAGTATGTGAGCACTTATACCGGACTAACAATGGAAGAGTGTGACGAATACGACGATCTCAGTATCGCGTGTCTCGCTGTGGCCGCTGATCTGTACGACAACCGCACAGCGACCATGACAACCATCGTACACGAGAATCCCGTTGTTGCGCAGATCCTTGGATCATACTCTGTTAACCTCCTGGGCGGAGGTGATGCAGAGTGAATGCCGGAGATCTGAAGGACAAAGTTGACTGCTATCAGTCGGTGAAGACAATAAATGGAATGGGTGAGCACGAAGAATCATTCGTGCTCATCCGCTCTTTTTGGGCGAAAATCACGCCATCAGCAGGCCGTCGTGAAGAGATCGGAATCTCTGAGCGTGCAAACATTACGCACAGGGTTATCTGCCGGGAATCGGCCATGCCGGACATAACGACAGATACCTATTTTGTCAATCGTGGCCAAAGGCTGGACGTCGAGTATTGGTATCCAATTTATAACCGCAAAGGGTGGATGGAAATCTACTGCAAGGCGGTGATCGAATGACCAGCATGAAGATCGATCTCCGCGCGTTGACAGATTTCGGGGAACAACTGGAAGATGTCAACAAGCAAAAGGAAAAGGAGCGCAAGCAATTTATCCGGAAACAGGGCACGGAGCTCAGGCGGCGGACAGTCAGAGAGGCAAGGGCAAGCGTCGGGAAAAAGGCTGTTTCGCGCAGGCGCTATACTCGACGCGCCGGCCAGTATCATAAGTCCATCAAACGCGGCAGATATTACAAATACAGGGATGATTCGGACTGTATCCGCGTATATTCTCCTGATAAAATTGCCCATTTAATCGAGCTCGGATTCGTTCCGGTCCTGCGGAATCACAGCAGAGGCCCGAAAGTGGCGGGGAAAAATGTGTTTGAAAAGGCTGGAAAGTCTTTCGAATCAACATTCGCCAAGGCATGTGATGAATTTGTCGTTGGATATAAGGGGGCGATCGAGAAATGATTACGCGTGAATCACTAAATGTTGCGGTAGGAACGTTTGTTGATGAAGCCCTGGAGGCAATCGGCCTGCCGACGGAAAGACGCAAATCTGACGATCCGGCTCCGGTCGATCGGCGATCCCTGCAGATCCAACTGGAAGAATTGCAGATTGAACCGATGGGCTCAATGAGGCAGTTGACGCAGGACGTCACAATATATTTTTATCCGTCTGACGACCAGCGATATCGTGATGAGATATGGACGGCGGCAAACGGGATCGAGGCGGCGCTGACGGCTCCGCTGGTTGTTGGTGATGCGACACTTTACGCGACAGAGGATGGTGTAACGATCGATATGACCACAGAGGTTATGGAGATCCGTTTTTCCCTGACGTGGATAGAGGTCGCTGACGACAACGACGACTATGAATTAATTGAAACATTGGAAATGGAGGAGCTGAATTATGGCATTACTTCCTGAGATCAGTGTCTACTTCCGGACTCAGGCACAGACTATTGTGCAGAGGTCAGAGCGCGGAAACGTTTTTTTAATCATCCGCGATTCTGGAGCGGAAACGATCGGAAATAGAACGTATACATCTTTAGCAGAATTTGAAAACGATGAAGATCTTTACGATGAGGGAAACGCCCAGGCTATCAAGGATGCGCTGACGTTTAACCCATTCATCCTGTATGTTTGTGCTATCGGCACGTCTGCCACGATCGGCACGGCGCTGGATCAGATCAATGGCATCGTAAAGACTGCATGGATTACAGTAGCAGGAATTACAACAACAGACAGCACAGCGCTTGTTGCGTGGATTAAGGCTCAGCAGACAGCTGGAAAGTCTTATAAGGCTGTCGTATATAACACTGCTGCAGATTGCAAGCGTGTTGTAACCCTTGTCAATACAGCGATTGAGTACGCTGACGGCAGAGAGGATACTACTGCAGCATCTTATACTCCGTCACTTGCGGCAATCCTTGCGGTTTGCAATATCAAGCGTGGAGCTACAAATTTCCATTGTGTGAACCTCAAGAGAGTCACAGAGCCGGCGAACGTATCAACTGCTGTTGAGGCGGGCGGTTTAGTGCTGATCAACGATGAGGACGGCAATGTCCGGATCGCGGAGGGAGTCAACTCCATGACGACTCTCGGAGAGGGAGAAGGTGAGGCGATGAAACTCATTGAGACCGTCGAGGCGATGGATCTCATTTATGAGGATATTGTCTATAACTTCCGGAACAACTATATGGGTCAGTATCGCAATACCAGAAGCACGCAGTACAGATTTGTAGCAGACGTTAATGGATACTTTGATAGTCTGGTCCAGACCGGCGTTCTCTCAGGCGACGAAGATAGTTACTGTGATATTGACGTTGATGCGCAGAGGGCCGCGTGGGAGGCTGACGGAACTGACACGACCAGCTGGAATGACGATGTAGTTAAAAACCATCCGTATAAGCGGACGATGTTCCTCACAGGGGCAGTATATCTCCTGCAGTCCGTTGAGTCTCTGCGTTTTGGCATTACGCTTGGATAAGGGGGTGTAATCATGGCAATTAAGTTTAATCCTTCCGATATCCTGCATGGTAATAACGGGGAAATGTGGCTTGGAGGAGAGCAGTTAATGACTGCGATTTCCCTGGAGGCAAAAGTCACAATTGACACTGATACTGTCGAGGTGCTTGGAGATCCGGGATCTTATAGCCGCTATAACGGTCACTCCGGATCTGGCACAATTACCAGATATAAGATCGATTCGAGTTACCTGAAGCTTGCGGCTGAGTATGTCAAGTCCGGTATTGCTCCGGATATCTCGATTATCTCTTCAGTAAAACAGCCTACGACCGGCAAGGTTGAAAGAGTTGCGCTGAAGTACGTGACATTCACAGAAATTTCTCTGATTGATCTGAAAAAGAAATCACTCATTCAGGAGGAGATTCCGTTTGATTTTGGTGATTTTGAGATCCTCGAGTCTATCTAAGGCGGTGACGTATGGATTTACAGAAATATCTGAGGAAAAAGGAACGGAAGAAAGAGAGTCAGAATGAAAAACTCCGACTGTCAATCGACGGAGAGGTTTTCGAGTTTGAAAAACTCAACGACGAAAAATATACGGACTTTCAGAGCAGAATCGTTGACATGAATCAGGACGGCGATACTTCCGGGCTTGTTGAGATCTGCAGGGACATGATCTATTTTTCATGCCCTGACCTGAGATCCTCAGAACTCCAGCAGGAGTTTAATGTGTCTTATCCTCCGGAGATCGTTACTGAGATCTTTACGGGCGCTGAAATCAGCGCTGCAGGTGCAGAGTTGATGAAATTCAACGGCATGACGGAGACAGACGTCGTAAAAAAATTATAGCGACTGATCCACGGCTCCAGCTGTGTGCGTTCTATGCTCCGAGGGGGATCCCTCCGGAGCGGATCCTGGAAGCAACAGCTCAGGAGCTGGAATTTTTTGCGGTCAGTCGCGATCGCTATTTTGAAGATTGCGAAATCATAATCATGAACGCAATCACAAAAGTATTGAATCAGATCGAGGAGGCAAGACGTTGATATGGCAAAAGTAATTAACACGGTCCTGTCTCTTAAAGATGATTTTTCGGGGGTACTCGAAAAAGTCCAAAAGAACGCAAATAACGCGGTCGGCAGGATTAAAAAAACTGTAGAAGGAGCTGATTCTCCGACAAAAAAACTTGCTGCTGGCTTGAAGGGTGTTGGAGCAGAGTTCCAGCGTATGGGGCAGGCAGTCATGCCGATGTCTATTGCGGCTACTGGAGCATTGGCTGCCTGTACAAAATCAGCTGCAGACTTTGAGCAGGCCATGCAAAATACATGGTCGATCGCAAAAGCGGGAAATGAAGGGTCCGCAAAAGCTTTCGAGACGCTGCAGGCGGCTGCAAAAGCTGCAGGTGAGCAAGGCTATTATTCTGCAACAGAAGCGGCCGACGCTCTCGGATACATGGCCCTTGCTGGATGGGATGCGGAGAAATCCGCAGCAGCCCTGCCGGATGTCCTTAATCTCGCGGCGGCGGCAAGCATGGACCTTGCCCAGGCGTCTGACATGGTAACAGATTACATGTCAGCATTCAGTGAGACAGCAATGAGTACGACGCAATTTACAGATATGCTGTCGTATGCACAAAATAATTCGAATACGACGGTCTCACAGTTAGGAGAGGCATATAAGAATTGCGCCGCCAACCTGAACGCGGCCGGACAGGATGCTTATACAGTTACATCCATGCTGGAAGCCATGGCCAACCAGGGCATTAAAGGATCCGAGGCTGGAACAAAGTTAACTGCAGTCATGAGAGATATGACTGCGAGAATGCAGGACGGTGCGATTAAGATCGGTGATACATCTGTCGCCGTACAGGATGCATCCGGCAATTATAGAGATCTGACTGATATTATCAGAGACGTTGACGCCGCTACTCAGGGTATGGGTAAAGCTGAAAAGGCGGCCGCTCTTAGCTCTGTTTTTACCGCTGACTCTATTTCAGGCTTGAATCTGATCCTTAATGAGGGAATTGATAAGGTCTCAGGCTATGAGGATGCACTGCGGAACTCTGCCGGATCTGCGGCAGATGCGGCGGCAGAACGTCAGGAGTCTCTGTATGGGGTACTCAATAGGCTGAAAAATCAGTTCGGGACGCTTGCAATTGATATCGGATCTCAGTTTGTGCCCATTTTGTCAAGTCTTGCCGATAAGCTGAGCAGTGTCGGTAAATGGTTCAACAGCCTCGGAAACGGAACGAAAACATTTATTGCTGTCGTGCTTGCAGTGGTTGCAGCGCTTGGGCCTGTGCTTGTGATCCTTGGAACTGTAATCAGTGCGATCGGATCAATTGTCGGCGCAATCGGGACGGTTGTCGGCGCGATCGGAGGGGTAACGGCTGTGGCCGGAGGGATTATTCCTTTGCTTGCCGGAGTAGCTGCTGCGGCAGGTCCATTTCTGATCGGTGGTGCTATTATCGCCGGTGTAATTGCGGCGATAGTCCTGGTTGTTAAGCATTGGGATCAGATCAAGGCTGTTTTCGGAAATGTAATTAATTTCCTCAAGGCCAGATTAAGGGATTTCACGGACAATGCAAAGATAATGTGGAACTCATTTAAAGCGGCTGCAGTAAAGGTGTTTACTGTGCTCAAGAACGTGGCCACGACGGTTATGAACGGAATCAAATCTGTGGTGACGGTTGTTGTCAATGCAATAAAAGCACTATGGACAGCATACTGGACAATGCAGACGGCAAAATGGAGGCTATTGGCAACAGTAGTCACCACTGTTGTGAACACAATAAGGAATGTTGTAACGGCAGGATTTAATGCCGTGAAATCAGCAATCACGGGTGCTATTAATTCTGCAAAGAGCACTCTTCAATCAGGGTTCAATGCTATGAAGAATAGCGCGTCCAGTGTGGTCGATGGAATCGTCAGCAAGTTCAATTCCCTGAAGAGCAGGCTGACATCAATCGTTGACTCGATTAAGTCCAAGATCAGCTCTGTCACTAGCGCTGTTTCCTCCGTCGGTGGATTCTTGACAGGACACGCTACAGGTACACCTTACTTTACAGGCGGCCTGACGCGGATCAATGAGCATGGCGGTGAGATTGTCACTCTGCCATCTGGGACTCAGATCATCCCGCATGATCTCAGCAAGAAACAGCTGAGTGGTTCAGGCGTTACAGTCAATGTAACAGTACATGGCAACATAATTGGAAACGCAGAATACGCCGATTATCTGGGCGGAATTATTACCCGTCGGGTAATTTCTGCAATGAATAACATCTGAGGGAGGTGTGGAGCTTGTCTTATAGATTGACATTTTGGATCAATAACGGCGAGGAAATCCTCGAGCTTCCACACGTCCCGCCGGACTTTCCTATGTCGGAACCAGATTACAGTAACGATACATACGAGGGATTATCGAGGTGCTATACGCGGATCGGGATCCCAAAGCTTAGACAGTGGACATGGAAATCTTTCCTCCTTCAGGGGGCGAACACTCCGCGGCCATGGTATAGCGGAGAGCAGGTCTATGACAATGCCCTGGATTACATCAACATCCTGCGGCGCTGGAGAGATCGGCGGGTTCCGGTCCGGATGTTTCTGACAAACAATAAAGGGGAGACGATTCTCAACGTGGCCGTGACGATCGATAAGTTAAATATCACCATGGCCAAAACTGAGCGACTGGATTATGAGATTACTGTTACAGAGTATAACTTTGTGATCGATTAAGGAGGCTGGCATGGAAGTTGATAAATATACCGTGCGCCTCCTGGACGGTCGCACTGTTGTCAACGAGGGCGATGATCCGACAAAATGGGGAACCGATATAACCGGCATTGTCGGCGGCCTCCAGCTGAATGATGACATCAATGCCTTGTCGACAGAATTTACATTCCAGTATTTGAAATCAGACTGGGATAAATATGTGCCTGAGCTCAACATTGGGCCAGGTATGCAGATCACGTTTGCAAATAACAACAAGCCTTTATTCGTCGGTCGAATTGTTTCCGTGGACCTTAATGGCACAGTAACGGCATATGAGGCCGGCTGGTTTTTAGGCAAGTCCAATGTTGTGTATCAGGCCAATGATCAGATAGCATCTGCAGTCCTAAAGACGGTCGTAAACAATGCCGGCGTCGATGTCGGGGATATCCCGGAATTGACCGTTAAGATTACACAGACGTGGATCGGCGCCACTCCTGCACAAATCATAGACGACGTGCTTACTGCTGCAGAGGAGGCAAGCGGAGAACGGTATCAGTATTATGTCCGTTGTGGCAGGTTTAACGTCCGGAAGCTTCCGACGGACGCTCTGGAGCCATTGTATAAGCCTGCCGGCAATGTCTCTGAGTTTCCGGTCACATGGGCCCTGGAATCTATCACAGGATCTGAATCGATCGAATCTATGGTCAATCATGTATCGGTAATTGGTCAGTCGGATGACACGGTTTATACAGGAGCAATTGCGAAAAACGACGCGAGTATCAGTAAGTATGGATTGATAACTCAAATCATCGTGCAGTCCACGGATCCGGGGGACAGTGAGCTCAGAAAGATCGCAACAACGGAGCTATCTGCAGGTGATGCGCTTGAATATAAGAGATCTGTCCGGATGTGGGGCAGTGATGAAATTATGTCCGGTGATGTCCTACTGTTCAATTCTGAGAAATTCGGCCTGAAGGGTAACTATCGGGTAATCTCAGTAACTCACGACTATGAACAGACAGGGCATCTAATGTCATGCGAGGTCATCGCGGTTACTGCAGAGAGGTCGACCAATACCGATGACTCTGTTACCGTTTATGGCCTGCCTGACGACCTCGGACAGACCGCTACCAATGCAGACGACACAACGACAACGGACGAAAACGACGGATCCACGACGACCGGCTACTATATGGGCGGTAACAAGTTGGTCGATCGAGTCATGCAGTGGGCTGACAAGATCGTGAAGTATGCTGCAAAATGGCAAGTCCCTGCCGATCTGGTAGGGGCGATTATCTTTTGCGAGTCTTCCGGATATGCTAATCCAGGAACCAGAACAGACGGGGCGGACAGAACGACATCTTATGGACTGATGCAAGTCAAGCCTGTTTACATGACGCGGTTTAATCCTTTGATTACCAGCAAGCCGACGGATCCGGATGTCAATATAGACTGCGGATGCGGCTACTTGAGATATTGCCTGGAACTGAGATACGGAAATAGAGGCGGAGTATCGGCTTATACAGAGGAAGAGTGGAGAGGCGCTCTTGGTACGTATGGATCCGGGAAAAAATCTTTCAGCAAACTGCACGGATCTTTTGTGGACAAGCGTTTTAATCTTTGCCCTAACCAGTTGAGCTCCTACTCCTCCTGTAAAGCTGGGAATTATAAGGTTGTTAAAACGACAACGGCAACAACATCGACATCTGGCGACGGAAGCCTTAGAGAGCGATTTGTTCAGACAGGTCTTTCTTATGTCGGCGTTCTGTCAGAGGCAAAAGCCGGCAGACAGAATCCTGTGTCCGTGTACGGATTCGGCGGCAGAAACGATCAGTGGTGTGGATGGTATGTGAGTTTTATCGCAAATAAAACAGGGATATCTACATCCGTGATACCACGGACGGGATCATCACAGTACTATAAAGACTTTGGCAAAAAAGTTGGCAAGTTCCACGCGGCTGCAAACTACACGCCACGCAGAGGAGATATCTTGGTGTTTTCCAGCAAGTCAGGAGCGTACACAGGACACACTGGAATTGTGACAGGTGGCACGGCTCCGTATCATTTCACATCTGTCGAGGGCAATTCTTCCAATAAATGCCAAACGAGAAGTTATCAAGGCCGTGGATGGTCGAGCAGTCAGTACCTCAACGGCTTTTTCAGTTGGTGGGAATAGGAGGGCATTATGTGGGATTATGACTTTGCCAATGCCATTCGACAAAAGAACACAAACGAATATCACAGGGCCTTTTATAAGGCCACTTACTCCGGCGGAAAATGGAACATTCTGGGCGGTCAGCTGGCCTTTTCCGGTGACTCCGTTAAATACTGCAGAGCTGCCGGATCGGTATTTGCGGACGGTGATACTGCATGGTGTCTGCTGGATGTAGCATCAGGAAAACTTTTAATCATTGATCTTGTGGGGTGATCACTTGACAGGAAATCATATCGAATTAGTAAAAGGCAAGGGCGCGAGCATCCCGATCATTCTCACGTATAGAGACGGGTCTGATTATATTCAGACGCCCGGGACCGTGCTCCGCTTTGCCGTAAAAAGGAGTTATAACCATACATCTCCCGTACTGGTAAAGATCATATCAGATGATTTAAAACTTGATATTAGACCGGAGGAAACGGCCGCGCTTTCTGCTGGATCGTATGTTTATGCCCTGCAGGTTACTTATTCTGACGGGAACATTGATACAGCGATCGTGGACGGAGTATTCACGGTCTACAATTCAGAGGAAGAATGGCACGGCAAGCCGCAGATTTTACCGAATCCGATTATTGTCAGTACGCCAGTGGATGATCTTGGAAAATCATTTAAATATAAAGATGGTGAATTGATCGTTGACCTGATATCTGGAATAGAATCGGTAAAGCAGTGGTTTGATCTTATGCTGCGGCAGAGACCTGGACTTACTCCAATTTATAACTTTGAAAATAACCCTCCTGGGATTGATATTATAAAACTTTATGATCTTCCGCGTCATCTCATGACGGCTGAAATTCAGAGACATATTGTTAATACTGCGCGGTATTGTCCTGCGGTCGAATATGTTAGAAATTTCAAGTTTTCGCAGAGCGGGAGAGAGCTTACAGTTGAGTTCACGGCCGCGCTGGTTGGCGGGGAGGAGGTAAGGATCACATATGACATATGATGAGTACATGGATTTGATGCTGGCAGAAATCCCTGACACGTATCAAAAATCTGTTGGATTTCCGATTTATGATATTGTTTCTGCCTGCGCGATGGTCGCGGAAAGGCTGAGCAATGATCTGGAGGCCGCGAAACTTCTGTTGGATCCTGATAACTTATCAGGCTTTGAACTCGAGGAGTATGTGCGCGACCGTACAGGATTGGAAAGAGTCGACGGAGATTTTGCGACAGGTACTGTAACGCTGACCGGATCGGGAACCGTACCGGTGGGGACGACTTTCCTTGCGAGTAATGGCGTCAGCTTTTACACGATGTATGAAGCAACAATTTCAGGATCTGGAGATATAGACGTTACCTGTAACACTATGGGGTCTGCCGGTAATGTACCAGCAGGAGCAATCAATACTTTCGCAAGGACTCTTTACGGTTTTACATCCGTGACCAATGCGCTGCCAACGACAGGCGGGGCGGATGAAGAGACAGACGACGAACTCAGGGCGCGTTACTATCTGAGGATGCGGACACCTCCGACATCTGGAAACATTTATGCGTATCAGGAGTGGGCGCTGGAGACTCCTGGAGTCGGTAGCGTTAAAGTATTTCCTCTCGGGCATGGCGATGGGACTGTAGATGTTGTTATCACATCGGACTCCGGAGGAGTAGCGGATGCAAGTCTGATCACAACCGTACAGAATTATATCGATCCCGGTAGTACTGGAGAAGGCCGCGGACAGGCTCCGATCGGAGCAGAGTGCTATGTTTCGTCTGCTACGGGGGTATCTGTCGATATAGCCGCAACAGTCATACCGGACGGAACAAAGACAGATCAGGAACTTGACGCGATCCTGCAGGCAGAAATAACCAAGATATTCGCGGAAACTTTTGACAGCGGAAAAGTAAGTTATGGAAAGATCGCAAATGCAATTTATGACGCAGAAGGGGTAGAGGATTTCGACGAACTCAGCCTCGATGAAGGATATACAGAGATTGAACTCGGAGCCCGTGAGTGCGCTGTAATTGGGAATTGGAGCGTGACCTATGAGCATGATTAAGAATCTCCCGCGGCAGTACCAGGACTCTCCGCTGGTAAAATATTTAGATGCTGCGGCGTCTCACATGGAGTTTGATCCGTCTGATCTGTCGGATCAGATGATCCTGGAGACGATGACGTGGCAGCTTCCTGTTGAAGAAAAGATTGCTGGGCTATCTACCGTGGTCGATGACGTTGAGTCGCGGAAAGACTTTCTCCGTGCTAAGTGGTTGAGCCAATTTGAGCATGTTGGGATCCCGGGCCTGCAGAAGATCGCGGATTCCTTCAGAAATGGCGGGATCGACGTTGAATTCGACTATCCCGTTATTTCGATAGCGTTTACGTCTGAGTACGGAGTCCCGGACTACATAGACGGTTTTAAGGGTGCAATCCAAAAGATAGTTCCTGCTCACCTTCGAGTAGACTACCTTTTCCGGTACGAAACACATGGAGAGCTCAAAGAATATACACACGAGGATCTGTCAAGCAATATCCACAGAGACATTAGAGAGGGGACGATAGAGACATGAGTACGCAGACAACGAATTATGGATTTGAAAAGCCGGCAACCACTGATTACTATGATATCACTAAATACAACCGCTTCTTGGATGACGTCGACGCTCTTCTTGCCGCATCTGTCAAAGTCGCCCAGGGATATTACGTAGGCGCTGGAGTGGCAGGCCTCGGAAATCCGCTGTGTGAGATTCCGATTAAGAAAGGGACGGTCCCTCTGAGACTCGAAATAATGAGGAGTGACACACAGGGGAGCGATCTGATCCCGTCGCCATCTGGTAATTATGGTGGGTCTGCTAGATCAATTAACTTTACAGGATTGAGCAATACGTTTGAGATTGTAAAATTATACCCGATCTATCTGAGCAGTGGAAACCTGCGGGCGTGGGAAGGCAACACTCTTATCAGGAGGAGTGTCGCGGCTTCCGGGACGACAGACAAAATAGAGTTTTACTGCGTAAGGGTGGGCGCCGATACAGATGAGCTTGTTCATTACCAGATGAATGTCCTTGGCAAATATTATTACTGGAAACTGTATTATCTTGATGGGGCCCAGTCATGAGTTACTCGATCGAAAACGGAAAGATCACAGTCGTGCAGGGTGATTCTTTGTGGCTTGATCTGCGCGTACTGGAAGACGGAGAGGCATATGTTCCAGATAACGACGATGAATTATCGTTTATCGTAACTGATTCTGACGGGAATGTGGCCCTGACGGTGGAGTTGCCGATTGATCTTATGGAGCTGTATTTGACTCCAGAACAGACAGAAGCTTTAAAGGCAGATTATGAGTATCAGTATTCGATCGCGCTGAACGACAGTGAAATTGCGAGCGGATTTATTACGTGTACAAAGGAGGTTATCTAATGCCTATCACAGGAGAACTGACATTCCCGAACGTGCCGGCACGGATCGGAGAGCATAACCAGGACCCGGGTGCACATAGTATCCGGATCGACAACACATTGACGCAGGCCGGAATGGCTGCAGACGCGAAAGCAGTTAAGGATAAAATTGATGAAGTAACGGGCGATATCGATGCTCTTGACGGTCAGGTTACTGACTTAAAGAGTGCTATAAATAAAACGTCACAGGTAGTATATAAAACAGATATTTCAGCAAATACAGGATTGATTCCGTTTCATGCAAAAAAAGGTGACAGCATCACGATAAAGACAAAAGATGGTTCTAATTTTATAGATGCTGATCAGTTGCGGTTTTATGACGCAAACGGCACTTATATAAAATATTGGACTACTTTCCCGACAACTGTAAATTTCAGGGCGTTCACTTACGATGACGACACGGATGCATTTTATATTGGAATAGAACAAGTTGCTTTGAGCGTTGTTGAATACAATGTAACCAATTTTACAAATTCTTATAATTACGAACAAACGCTTGCAAATGCCACAAGTGAGATTTCTCAATTAAAATCACATGTTGATGACATTAACAACGATTTGTATGAACAAAAGAGTGCTTTAAGCGAAGTTTATATCGCGTCCGAAAACCTTTACAATCCGGCAACTGACAGGCATGGAAAAACCATGGGTTCCGATGGTGTTATTTCCGATAATGAAAACTATAAACTCAGTGATTATATTTACGTTGGAGAAAGTAACAAATTTACTACACAGACACAAACCGGAAGTAATCTTACTGGAATACTAACCGTTTCCTTTTATACCGATAATAATGAATCTTCTTTCTCAAGAAGGCTGTATGCTACAATCGACGATCAGCAGACATTTACATTATCGTCAAATGAAAAATATGTTGTTTTGGGCATGTATGAAAATAGTGCGCCCTATATGGTCAACAAAGGTGAAACACTTCTTCCTTACTCTCCATACGGTGGCGAAATGGGAAGCGTTTTAAATGATGCATTCGCTGATGTTGATTCTAAAATTAAAAACATCGATTCTAGATTTGATTTCATTAATCTGTTTAATAAAGAAACCATTTCAGAAGGAAAATATATTAGTGTAAATGACGGAGATTTGGTGACAGGCAGTGCATTCTTTGCAAGTGATTATATTTATATTGGTCACCTTGCAAGCGTTACAGTAAGTTATACACATCTGTTCGGATGGTATGACGAAAACAAACAATGGTTAGGTCACCCTGATTCGATGAACAGTACCACAAATGACTTGACATATGCAGTACCAGAAAATGCTAAATATTTACGATTTAGTGCATATAATGAACGGTTGAATAGTGCGCAAATCGGCGGTAGTATTAATCGTGCCAATTATGTGTCGTATGGCAAATATACAATGGATGATTTACTCATCACGCATAAACAAATAACTGTTGATGCAAGCGGAAACGGTGATTATACATCATTTACTGAGGCAATCTATAACACTGTTGACAGCGGTATTGATGTCTTTGTAAAAGCAGGAACATACGACATTGTAGCCGAATACGTTGCACTGTTCGGACAGAGTGCAGTTGACAATATGGCGGATGCTGATGGTTCAATATTTAATGGATTTCAGTACGGAGTCAGAATCAGAAACAGAACAATCACGTTCGCTCCAGGTGCGCATCTTGTGTGTGACTGGACAGGTCATACAGTGGACGGTACACACAGATTTAGTGCGCTTGGTGTTGATTACAATTGTAAGATTGTCGGTATTGATCTTGATGCAACAGCTACATTCTATGCAATTCATGATGATTATGGATTATGGTATGATCCGTATACGGTTACTTATCAAAACTGTCGTGTAATTGGTCATTCACTTGTTAATGCTAATTGCATTGGTGGTGGTTGTCAGATGTATTCGAGGCATATTCTGAAGAACTGTTATTTCGATAATAACCTGAATAATAGTGCAACTGTCCGTTACCACAATACAAATGAAGAAGGTGCAGAACCGGAAATCTTTGTGTCAGATACCTATTTCAATAACTGGTTCACTCCCCGGTGGTACGGAGCACAGACAAGCAAAATGCGGGTATACGTAAATAATTGTCATGCCAGAGCTATTTACAAAATAGCAGAATCTTCATCCTATGATGTGGACAATGTGGAACTATACAAGTGGAACAACGAAGAAACCGACCCAAGGAACTGACTTAAATGACACTTTAAGTAAGTAAGACGATCAGTATAAAAGGCATAAAAAAGAAGGCGAGGATTACACTCCTGGCCTTCTTTTTAATAGGAAAGGAGAGCAAAATGAGCTCGCTGGATTCGACAATCATAGTTGGCGCGATTACGGCCGTGGCGGCGGTGATCGGCTCCTGGATCACAGGTCGCGTAAACTGGAGCGAAGCGCTCCATGCGCTGGATATGAAACTTGCTGTAATCGCAGAGCAAATCAAAACTCTGTCTGATCGAGTAGAGGACCATAACAAGTTTGCTCAGCGAATCCCGCAGTTAGAGCAAAAAATAGAAGACATGAACGACAGGCTAGAAAGACTGGAGGATAAAGCATCATGAAAATATGGTTACAGGCGGCGCTGATCAGGGCGGTCCGGACCGTTTGCCAGACAGCAATCGCAACTATCGGGACGTCCGCATTAATATCTGATGTTAATTGGAATGTAGTACTTAGTGCGTCGGCGCTTGCCGGCCTGCTTTCTATGCTGACATCTGCAGCGGCAGGCCTGCCGGAAGTAGACAAGGAGGATTGAACATGGGATATACTACGATTTACCCGCTGACAATGGCTAAAAGTATTTCGTATAGAGCTGGTCAGCGCAACATTAAAAACGTGATCGGCGTTGTTATTCACAATACTGGCAATAATGGAGACACAGCCAAAAACAACGTCCACTATTTTTCAAAATCAGGAACTAATCCGAGGAATGCAGGAGCGCATCTGTTTGTCTCCAGAGACGGAGACATCCAGCAGTCAATCCCGTTTGAGTTTTCCGCGTATTCCGTTGGAGATAAAAACGGCCGTGGATCCTACTATGGGAAACTGACAAATGGCAATACAATCAGTATCGAGCTGTGTGACATTGTCAGTAAAGACGTCTCAGCACAGCAGATCGCATCAGTAAAGTCGATCCTGGCTTATCTCAAGACGATCTGTCCTAATATAAAATATATCGTAAGACATTACGATATAACTACGAAAAGCTGTCCGGCCAGATATCTCAATAAATCAAAGTGGGATAATCTGAAAGCGGCAATACAGGGCGGATCTTATACGATCATCGACAATGTTACTCCTGAAACATTACGAGTAGATGGATATGTCGGCGAGCTGACTGTGCGCGTATGGCAGAAGGTCATGGGAACTGTGCAGGATGGAGAGATTTCCGGTCAGCTGCAGAGTCTCAGGAAATACCATCTGCGCTTTACCAGTTCCGCTCTGGAATATGGTTCTGGAGGATCTCAGCTAATCAAGGCTGTGCAGAAAACCCTCGGAGTAGATCAGGATGGCCAACTTGGACCGGTCACGATCAAGGCTATACAGGACAGAGTCGGCGCTTTTCCTGACGGGTATTTCGGCGAAAAGACCGCAAAAGCCCTGCAGACAAGACTTAACACTGGCACTTTTTAGACGACATACGGGTGAACCTTACCATTATATATAGACATGTTTGTCTGTTGTTGTGCTTTATGCCTCACCACAAGCAACACCATTTACACAAACGGCTTGATTTAGCCATTCATATGCGGTCTCCAAAACCGCGTGCCGAGGGTTCGAATCCTTCTGCCCCTGCCATACCGAAAACCCGCGGAAACTGTTGGTTTCTGCGGGCCCTTCTTATTTTTTGATACTAAAAACAGTGTAAATTTCACTTCTCGTTTTTCCCTATTTTTCCCGGTTCTTCCGCAACACCTGCAGCAACACCCGGAAGCTTTGTTGCAACACCTACAAGATCGTCGGCATCGAGGTTTGTATAGATGTTCGCGGTCAGCTGTATATCAGAGTGGCCCATAAGACGCTGGGCGATTCGGATATCAACACCATGTCTGGCAAGATTCGTGCAAAACTCATGTCGCAAGTTATACGGCACTATGTCCGGCGCCAATGGGTACGGAGGGACAAGCGCGTTCCTGTATGTCTTACATCCCATTTTCAAGTTAATTTCTCTGCAGAGAACAGACCATACTCTCTTTCTTGCTCCCGCGGTAACTGGATTGCCTGACGTCATCATGGCGATCGGTTCCGTTTTTTCCGTGGTCTTTATTGCTTCCCACAGCTTTTCAGGCACTGGAACATACCTGTCCGCGTATGCCGTCTTTGTCCCGCGAATGTGCAGGATCGGCACGCCGTCTTTTTGTTGTAGGTCATATCCCATACATGCGGACGCTTCGGACGGACGACAGCCACAATAGAGCATTAAGGCAAATACATAAAAGCGCCTGTCCGAAAGTACAACTTCCTCGAAATATCGTCTCTCAGTCGCTGTCAGTGCCCTTCTCGCATGTGTGTAGCCTGTAGGCTTCTGTATATTTTCCGCAGGATTGCTGCGGATCATGTGATTGCTGACCGCATGAGAAAATATAAAGTTCATCGTCTGATATACTTCCCGGATCTGCGTCTTTGACTTTCCGATCTGCAGATTCATTACCTTTTGACAATGGATCGGCTTTACATCCTGCAGCCGCATACTCCCGATATGTTCCAGGATACAGTGTCGCATCCGTCTTACGTATTTTTCGCGCGTGATGTCCTTTTGATTTACTTTATAGGTTTCAACGCACTGGTAGGCCCAGTCGGATACTGTCATTGATCCGCTTACCAGTTTGCCTCCTTCTTTGATTTCCTGTTTTTTTGCGGCCATCTTCTCGTATAGTTGCTCTAGCGTGTCCGCTCTGACGACGTATCTATGGCCGTCGACAGTAAAATACTTTTGGTACTTATATTTTTTCATATAAACCTCTTTTGTCATAAAGTTGAGGATGATTTGTCGTATAATATAAATACAGACAAATTCATGATTCATTCTAATTTCAGACGATCTCCTGATAAGAACATGATTGTCGACATGGAGCGCTTTCGCGCCATCAGCGCTCCCAGCACACTTCCATTGCGGAGTAGAGTAGAAGCTAACTCGCAAGGCCCATAACCTTGAGATCAATGGTGCAAGTCCATTCTCCGCAACCAGTCAGATTTATAGGCGGCGCGATTTGATATCAATACTTACAACTTTAAGTAGACGATGCTATATCCTGTGTTTTTTCTGTCTTTTTCACGCCGCCTGAAAATCACAGACAATCCCATAATATACTTATCTTTGGAGGCGTCAGTTCTTTTCCAGGAGCGCCTCCCCTGACCTTGAATATCCTTTATAATTTCTTCCTTTCTTACATGTGATGATAATGATTGCTGGGAAACGCCTCCTTTTAGGGGGCGTTTCTCTTACGGAGACGGCTATGCTCTCCGAAAGCTATAACGGATTAGCCGCTTGACTGTTCAGGGTGCAGGCGGCTATTTCTTTTACATCTCCTTGTAAATTCCGACACACTCTCCTACTATGTAGATCTCTGCTTGATCGACAAGCATTGGTTTATACGATCCTGACGAGTTACATGGCTGAAGAAGATACTTGCCATCAAGCTTGTTTACCATCTTCAGAACGGCGATATCTTCACCCTTCAAAACGACTCCATAAATCTTTCCTTCTTCAAACTCATAATTCTGAGATAGAAAAACTTTGTCTCCGTCATCAATTCCAGCATCCGTCATACTATCTCCTGATGCGATTAGACAATAATCCGCTTTTATCGAGTAGTCCAATGTAAACGTTCCTTCCGAATCGTCATTTATAAAGGTTCCATTTCCGCAGGATATTCGCCCAAGAATTGGAACTATCTTAGCGTTTGGCAAAATGAGATTTTTTGCAGGTGGGTCTTGGTTTTCCCATCCCATTAAAACGCTCGGAGATGTTTCGAGCGCCTTAGCGATAAGTTCAATTTTATCTGATGGAATGTTTTTTATTTCTCCATTTTCATATCTGAAGATTGTTTGCCGACTGACAGAGGCCTTTTTTGAAAGGTCTTCTAATGTTAAATTTAACTCTTTCCTTCTTCTCTTTATTCTTTCGCCGACCGTCATTTTGTTTCTCCTTTCGATGTATTGATTATAAACGTATATTACACGCTACGCAACAAAAAGGTAAATATGAATGTAGAAAATTGCTTGACACGTGACTGGTTATGGTTTACTATTTAGTCACGTAATACGTTACAACTTAGCTTAAAGGTGGTGATTACAATAATTAACAAAAGGAAGCTGAGGGCAATTATCGTCGAAGAAGGAAAAACACACGCAGAGGTTGCAAAAGCTCTTGATATTTCTCCAAAGACGTTTTCAGACAAACTCAACAAAGGTGTTTTTCTTAGCAACGAAATTGAAGGGATGATTGAATATCTTCATATTACAGACCCGATGGCTGTTTTTTTTCCCGATTGGGTTGCGTAATACGTGACAAATGTTACAACGAAAAGGAGGACGCCTAATAATTGAACATAAAAATTGATCCTGAATTTGCCTCATTGATCCCGCCATTGACGGACGAGGAATTCGAAGGCTTGAAGTCCAGCATACTGACGGAAGGTTGCCGTGATGCGCTGGTTCTGTGGAATGGAGTTCTTATTGACGGGCACAATCGGTACAAGATATGCACAGAGAACAATATCCAGTTTAAGACAGTTGCAATGGATTTCCACGACAGAAATGAAGCGATGCGTTGGATGATAAAAAACCAGAAGGCAAGAAGAAATCTTACTGCTTATGCGTTGGGGCTGCTTCAATTAAAAGATATTGAGATGTTGTCTGAAATCGGTAGGGAAAAACAAAGAAGTGCAGGAGGTGATAGGAAAAGTCAAGAATATAAAGAGAAAAACGCTTTGTGTGAATTCACACAAAGCGATCCGGCAGAACCGAAGACAGATGTGAAAAAAGAACTTGCACAGCGCATTGGTTCCGGTGAACAAACAGCAAGCCGGATCATAACCGTAAACAAGAAGATAGAAAGAGCGAAAGCAGAGAACAAGCAGATAGCAGGACAACGGCCGGAAGATCTTCACAGGAAATTGATGACAGGAGAAACGACGATCAATAAGGCATACACAGACATAAAACGAGCCGAGAAAGAAGAAAAAAGGGAGGTCGAAAGACAGGAAAACGCAGCAAAAATAGAAACTCTGCATACACCGCTTGAAGCGCAAGGACTATTCCAGACTATTGTCATTGATCCGCCGTGGGACTGGGGAGACGAAGGTGATGTGAACCAGTTCGGACGAGCAAAACCGGATTATCACACAATGCCGATAGAAGATATAAAAAGCCTTCCAGTCGACAGAATTTCAGATGATAACTGTCATCTTTATCTGTGGGTTACAAATCGCAGTTTGCCAAAAGCTTTTGATCTTATTTCTGCGTGGGGATTTCGGTACATAACCTGTATTACATGGGTAAAGCCGTCTATCGGGATGGGAAATTATTTCCGCGGAGATACAGAGCAGGTTTTATTTGCAGTAAAAGGGAGTCAGCCATTGAAGCGTCACGATGTAGGGACACACTTTAATGCTCAAAGAGGGAAAGGACACAGCGCAAAGCCTGACGAATTTTATGATCTTGTCGAGTCTTGCAGCTATGCTCCATTCATTGACATTTTCGGAAGGAGGATAAGAGACGGGTGGTCTGTATGGGGTGAAAACGGATGAATGATTTTCAGGAGAAATTGCGGTATAGCCTTGGAAGTCAACAGAAATTCGACATAGCCATTCTTAAAAACCACATTCCACATTGTATCTCAATAGAAAAGACAGAGGTAGAAACCGATAAGACCGGGATTGATTATGTTGCAAGACTAAGTGATGGCGCAGAGATTTACATTGATGCGAAAACACGTGAACCCGGATGTTCTCGTTACTGGAACGGACAACCGGAGCTTGCAATTGAAACATGGAGCGTAATCACTCGGCGTGACGACGGGAAATGGATATACAAGATACCTGGATGGACGTACAAAAAAAGCTCGAACGTAGACTATATTTTGTACACATTTCCCGAAAATGATTGTCGTGAATACTTCTTCATACCATTTCAATTGCTCCGAAAAGCATCAATCGAGAACTATCACGATTGGTCGAAAAGATACATACGGAAAAAGCAGAAAAACAGAAAGTACTATTCTGAAGCAATATTCGTTCCTGCGAACGTAGTTCTACAGGCAGTTATGAATACCATGACGGGATAGAAATAGAAACATAGCAGAAGAGGAGGAAGAAAATGGAACTGACTAAAGGGCAGGAAGCGGTCATAAGAGAGGTGCTCCAGAACTATTTGTCAGAGGACCTTCCCGACACAATCATGACCGATATTAGCTTTGAGCTCGAAGACGCTTAGAGGGCGAAGCCATGAACAAAGAGAAAAACGGATGGTTGATGATGCCATTGGTTGAGACGATGCCGGCCATGACGTCGCTCTGGACAAAGACGACCTGTCCAGAGTGCGGCCGGCCGTGCTGGAAGCGAAAGGGGGACGAGGAAACCATTAAAGATATGAATCTTGAAGGCGCGATCTGCACGAAGTGTGCAGACAAGAAAAGGAGGTCCGCGACATGACAGACAAACAGAAGATCATTTCGTCGCTGATGAGATACAACGATCACGCGATGGTGATCACGAAATCTCAGATTGCCAAGGCTCTCGGCACGAAAAAGTCAGGGGACAGGGTCGAGAGGCTTGTTGGCAACCTGGACTCATATGACAGGAAATATTACTTGGTTTCAGACGTTGCAGAGGCGTTTTTGAGAAGCAGAGGATAAAGGTGATCATAATGAAAGTTTTAACGAAAAAAGAGTCAGATCGAATTGCCGCTGCCCTGCTGCAGATGCAGGACATTTTAGACAGACACGCTATTCGTCCAGAAATCTACGTATCCCTGACCGCAGGGATCAGGGACATTGCGAAAGCCGCTGGAAAGGATACGGAATTCAAGTACGCAAAAGGAATTACATCCCGGGTTTACGGAAAATGACTCCCGTCATGATGAAGGCCGGGTACATGCTCCTTTATAAAGGGAAGAGGATGCATGATCCTGATGAAGTACGGCCGGAGATCCGGCAGTCGTATTGTGCAAAGTGCGGAAAGCTTTGGAACATAAGCAGGATGCAGAGAGTATGCCCTTACTTTTGTCCTGAATGCACATACCGTCGAAAGAAAAAATAAGGCGCTTCCGAGGCGGAAACAAGGAAGCGCCAATCATTTAAAGGAGATCCGTATGATTCCTTCGGATCTTCTTAAGAGTATCACATAGGAGGTCACATGACAAACATAATTCGAATATCCGATGGGCCATATTTTACACAAAAGGTTGACGTTATCGGCATGGATGACGGGCTTGATCTTCATACGATGCAAGATCTGATCGGCGCGGAATGCATAGAGGTTGTCAGTCCGCTCTTTCTGCAAACACTTTATGATCCATCGGCTTGTCTGATCATTGATGACGCCGGACTGATCAAGGGAAGACAGATAAACCAGCTCTGCGGACATCTGTATGGAGCTGACATCTGTGGCCCTGCACTGATCGTCAAGAGAGACGAAGAGGATCTTGTTGGACTTGATAACGCAGAGGAGCTTAAAGAGAAACTGGAAAAGGCGCTGGGAAAAGGCGCTGGGGAGACAGAGACGAAACGAGAAGAAGCAATCGACAAGTTGATGAGAAGCCTTGGATGCGAAAGCCTGAGTGACGACGGAAAGAACAAAGAACGCGAGGAGAAAACGCCAGAGGTCAGACACGTCAACAAAGAAGACGTTTTGAATGATATGGCACTTATTTTGGCAACTACTTCCGCAATTTATTTGACTGGTCAACTTGTTCTCGAAACAGAAAAATCAGAAAAGGTCCAGCAGATAGGAGCGAACGTGTCGGAAGGAATGGTTGTTGTCGGATCTTTTATAGCTGATATTGCAGAAAAGCTCTTTGGTGAGCGTGTACGGGCCGAAGTGATAAAAAGAGGCAAAGATTTATCAGCCAAACTTAATGACATAGCTGAGAAGGAGTGGCTGGCTGAGAAAGAGGAGGTCAAGGCGAATGATCTTAACTGACACCAAAAAACTGACTCATGAAGAGTGGTTGTCCTGGAGACAGAAAGGGATCGGCGGATCTGACGCCGGTGCTGTGTGCGGGTTGAATCCGTACAGATCAGCCGTAGATGTATGGGCCGATAAAACAAGCAAGTCGCCGATCGAGATTCCGGACAACGAGGCTATGAGAGTAGGGCGGGATCTTGAAGATTATGTAGCAAAAAGATTCACGGAGATGACCGGAAAAAAGGTCCGCAGAAGGAACGCAATGTTCCGGGACCCAGAATATCCGTTCATGCTTGCCAATGTCGACCGTGTTGTGGTCGGCGAAAATGCACTCCTTGAGTGCAAGACGGCGAACGCTTACGGGGCCGACAAATGGACGGCAGAAAGAATACCAGAATCGTATGAATTACAATGCCATCACTATATGGCTGTAACCGGTACGAAAAAGGTGTACATTGCCTGTCTGATCATGGGAATCGACTTTGTTGTGAGAGAGATCGAAAGAGACGAGTCGCTGATTGATGACCTGCGTAGGATCGAAAGCGATTTCTGGCACACATACGTTGAGACTGGAAAAATGCCGCCTCCGGATGGATCGAAGGCGGCAGGAAAAGTGATTCAGGAGATGTATCCATCGTCGGTGGAATCGACAGTAGAGCTTGTCGGATTCAATGATCGCATGGCCAGATATGACGAGTTAAACACTCTGATTGACTCTCTGACGAGAGAACAGAACGAAATCAAGCAACAGATCCAACTTGAAATGGAAGACGCTGAAACGGCTTATATCGGCTCCAGAAAGATCACTTGGAAGACACCAAAACAGTCATACAGCATAGACGACAAGAAACTGAAAGCTGAAATGCCGGAAGTTTACGAGACCTATAAAAAGCCGAGAAAGCAGAGCAGGCGCTTTACGATATCAAAACCGAAGGAGGATAAGGAAT